ACCAACCATATATCCGCAGGAGACCATTTATTGATGTTTGAGAAATATTTTCCAGAAAGACCATTTAGTTTTTTGAAATGGTTTTCTAATTTTTTAACCCAGTTAGATTGTCTATGAAAAGTGTAAGATTTTCCTTTAAATTCACTATACAATCTTTCGGCACCCAACATGCAAGACTTTCTCCAAACAGGACTGAGTTTATTTAAAATATTGTTTATATTTTCGGAAACATCAACACTGTTGGAGTATTTTTTTAAATCAGAATCATTATAATTTTTTGTGCCTTTCCACCTTGCGGCTGCAAATAAAGCTTGAGCACTTTCTGTTAAATCGGTAACATCAGCGCCGGCACCTGTTCCAGCTGTGGAACCACCTGATCCACCAAATTCAGCGGATTTTTTTAAATCTGAAAATTTATATAATTTGTTTTTTGTATCAACGAGAACAAATGATTTTAAATCTTTTCTTTTTTCTAAAGCTTCATATAAAGGTGCTTGAAATTTAAGAACAACTTTTTGGCCATTGTTTAATTCAAAAGGTTCATTCTTTAGAAGTTTGTTCATAAAGATAGGCACTCTATCTTTGGCACTACCTTTTGGATATTTGTAGATTTCTGATTGTGTAAGTGCTGTCATTTTATTTTAAATAAAAGTATTTATCTAATTATTTGAATTTCTTTTCCTGAAGTCCAAACCTCAAGTTCACTTCGCAAACGACCTTCAGATTTCAAGGTATCATAACGATTGGTAGCTTTGTTTCTCCACCATTCAATCAAGTTTACCAAATGATGTTTTTCATAGTTTTCACCAGGAATAAGCATATCGGACTTACAGTTAACATAGTCCACCATGTTTTTATAACCATAGTCACTGATATAATAACGCTTCTGTTCTGTCAACCCTTTAGCCTTCTCAATCGTTGCTTGGAATGAGCCGCCTTCAGGAGTTCCTTTAAGTGCTGCTTTAGTGAGAGCAATAATTCTCATGGTGATTTTTAACTTCTTACTTGAAGCGTCAGCATCAACAATATCACCAATCTTATCTTCCACAAAGTTTCTCAAATCTTCGTATGGCTTTCCGTGCATCAATGGCACAAAATCTGAATCAGTAAGTCCTTTATATCGAATATAAGGTTTCAAACCATCATATTGTGATACTGTTTTGGAACTTCCATACAAGCTTGTGGTTTCAAATAAACACAAATTCATTCCATACTTTTTGTTGATGATTTCTCTGACTTCATGTGAAGTGCAAACAAGTGCAAGAAGTTTACCACCAAGATAATTATAACCAAATGGTTGTGCTGGCACAATCACAAAACCCATCATTGCAGAATCGTTGAATCGTTTTGCCCACTCTGGTTGTTGTGTAAATACTTGACTCAGCATTTCATTTCTTGGTTTCATATTGATGACTGGAGAACCAAGGCGAATGAAACCGACAAACTTATTTGTGTTTGTTTCTTTGACAGCCAAACGAATTTGGCGACCAACTGGTGCAACATTAATATGTGATGAGGTGATATTCAACAATGTTTCCCATGTATCTTGCGGAATCTCACACACTTCAAACTTCATGTCCGCAGGATGCATGGAAAAATCTGAGAACAAATCATCTTCTAAAGGAAAAAGTGGATTTGTTGGTATCTCAGATAGAGATGTTAGTTTTTGGTCCCGCATGTATTCATCAATGCGGTTAAAATTACCAAAATAATTCTCAATTACCTTTGCACAATGCAAAGCTTCATCAAACTTTAAGAGCACTGAACTTGTCCTTTCTTGCTGGACGCTCACGATTGCCAAATGTATTCAATGGTTTATCTGGTTCTGTGATACCAGCATCAGCGAGCCCATCTTGTGCGGATTGTTCAATATCAAACAAACGCATTTTCGAACGATCAATACCAACGGTGAATCGTTTATAATATGTTGGATCATTGTAACGATTTTTCAATTGTTTCACCATGATTTGTCCCATCTGTTCTAATTCTTCAGAAGAAATCAAAGCAAACATTAAGTCGGCAGTTGCAGGCAAACCAAACGATTCTGAAGTATCTTCTAGGCCAGGATCACTACTGGTGAAACCACTTCTTGTTGTTTGTGTAGCAGAAACAATAGGCACACCGAATTCAACAGCCATGCCACGAAGTTCTTCAGCGATGGCTTTGACATAAGTGTATGAGTTTACACTTGCACCAGGTTTAATACGAGAGGAACAACAAATATTCAGATAATCAATAAAGATAATGTCAGGTACAAATGATTTTTTCAAATTCAATTCATTCATCAACGTTCTGAAATGCGTGACAGAAGCCGAAGCTGTAGGATATTCCTTAATAATAAGTTTACCAACAGTTTTCTCTCTAAGCTTTGCAATTTTCTTATCATAGAGTTCCTTTGGCAGATTGATTAGATCATCTACTGTCACATTTAGAAGGTTTGCATCTATTCTTTCTGCAATTTTTTCTTCAGCCATTTCCATAGTGATATATAGAACATTTTTACCTTGTACCATACAACTAGAGGCAACATGGCACATGAATAGAGACTTACCGACACCGGTACCCGCCAAAGCGATATTAAGAGTCTTAGCTGGAAGCCCACCCTTTGTAATTTTGTTGAAATACTCAAGGTCGAACGGGATTCTTTCTTCGTGTCTGTGATAGAATTCGTATCGTGCATCTGAATTCTCCAAATAATCATGGCCAACTGAATTATCAAAACTTACAGCTAAGGCATCCGATAATATCTTGGGAATCGAACCTTTGTCGTTTGTTTTGTCTTTTCCATCGAGAATAGAAATAGACCCCAATACTGCATTGTAAATTGCTTTTTCCTGACAAAACTTTTCTGTCTTGTCAACAAGCCATTGAACCTGGGATTTTTCTGATGCAGAAATTTCAATCTCTTTGAGATAAGATTCGCATCTCTCCACTTCATCATTTGTGAGATTACGCCTTTCTTTGACGGCCAATTCAATTGCTTCAATCGATGGCGTGTTATTGTAAGTCTGTACGAACGATGAAATTTCATTGAATATAGTTTTATCAGTTCTGTCGGTGAAATATTCTTCTTTTAAAAAAGGAAGAACTTTTCGCAAATAATCTTCATTGTAGACTAGGTTTTTCAGTATCGTCTGTTCCAGTTTCATCAATTATTTCCTGTTCAACATTAGATGACATAATATTTACCAAAAGATCACCGATATAGTTTTTAAAATCTACATCTTTTTCCAATCTTTTTGGCTTTTCAACTTTTGATTCTAACACATCATAAGCAAAAAGTAAATGCATTCCATCAGGTTCTTCTTTAAATTTCACTTTACCATATTTAAAAATGGTATCTTTATAAGGACCTTCGATTAGTTTGATGTGTACTGTTGTATCATCATTTTTGGGATAGATGAAACAGTAATCTATACCTTCAATCATCTTCTGCCTCCACCACAGCATCAACATTTTGTAAAATGTCGGTCGATGCAACACGATATTTACCTTCGACAAAATCACGGAAAGATTTTTGATTCAAAATCGACATCCAAAAATCAGATGTGTTTGTTTCTTTTTCACGATACTTCTTATCTTCAACAACACCATTCTCATCAACTTTTGAATACCAACCATTACTCGGCTTAATCACATGTTTGGACTCAAGTGCAAGATCCAACAATCCAGACCATTTATTAATACCACCATCGAATGAAACATTCACGGGAATCTTGGACTTTTCTTTAACATATCTGGATTTTTCCACATTGATGATAAAGTTATATCCTGTGATTTCAGTTCCATCTTTTTCTTGTTGACGGCCAAGAATAAAAATGTTATCGGCAGAATAGTAAGAACCTGTACCACCACCAACAATATCTTTGGGGAACATTCCAATTTCTTTGTAGGTATGATTAACAACAATCATTGGAATGTCCTTGAGTGACAGATGTGGAGTAACCATTCGGAACAAACTCTTAACCTGTTTTGCACGGCTCATATCAGCAACTGACTTTTGATCCAATGCATCTTCAACTTCTTTCTTTGATGCAAGATTACCAATCGAATCAACAACAATAATCAATCTGTCACCTCGTTCCAGATTCGTCAATTGATTCATAATGTCAAACTTCAACTGTTCAATATCGGTAATGGGAGTATGCAAAACTCGGTCAGTATCAATACCGAAAGAATCAAAGTATGATTGTGGTGTGCCGAATTCTGAATCATAAAACAATAGAGCAGCATCTTCGTATTTGTCCATGTAGGATTTGGCCATCAACAAACTAAATGCAGTCTTGAAGTGTTTAGATGGACCTGCCCACATGGTGAGTCCTGGTGTCAATCCACCATCAAGTTTACCCGATAGTGCAACATTGATTGCAGGTACGGCAGTTGGAATCATATCCTTC